CGTCGGGGAAACGCCTTCATCCTCGGTGAATGCGAGGCTTCAGGCTCTGGAGGCAGCGATGGCGATGATGAGTCTTCACTTGGATCGCTTGCGGAGTTCATCACCTCCGACTCGGAGTGAGACCGAGTCGATGAGCGATGAGTCGTCTGATTAGGCGAGTAAAAAACAATTTTGCGACGAGGTCTAATTGTTAGGGGTGTTTTGAATTATTAATGGAATTGGATCGTCGCTGTGGCGGTCGCTGCGCTCCCTGTTCAGGCCCCGGGCCGGGCACGTCGCGCCCGGGTGATAGAGTGGGCAGGAGGGTGTATGCGCAGGCCTCGCTTCGCTCGTTGGCGCAATGGACCGCGGTGGGTAGGGTTGGAGAGTTCACTAAACGTTACATCTCTCCTTGTCATGTTTGTCATGTTCATCCCTTGAAGCGGAGGCGGGCGTTGTAGTTGATGACTGGCGCGAGCGACACGCCGTTGGTGTACGCGATGACGTGGATGGAGTTGTCAGCGATGGCTGCGATGACCGAGGACGTCTGGCCAGAGATGAAGTTGACCTTCATCCCGTTGAGCTTGATGTGGCAGGAAAAGGGAATGGCCACGCCCTGCTGCTCGATGTTGGTGCCATCGAAGGCGGGAATGACCGCGCCGGCGAACTGGTGCGCGGAGACCTTCATGGTCTTCAGCACGCGGAAGCGCTTCGTCCACTCGAGGTTGCGGAAGGGCATGGAGCCCAGGTTGGACGCACCGGACGGGTTCTCGAAGACAAGCTCCGAGTCGAGCTGGGCGCCGTTGGTCTGCTTGTCGAGCACGATGGCGATGAAGATGTCGGGAACGACGTCGGCTGCCGTCTGGTTGGTCTGGGCGGCCACGGTTACCAGTCCCTTGACGGTGAGAGAGTCCATGCTGATCTGGCGTCCGTCTCGCTGGGTCTCGCCGTCGCCCTGGGCAGGGCAGTTGAGGCAAAGGAGGTTGTCGGGGTCGACTTCCCCTCCCGAGGCGTCGGTGCTGGCGGAGAGACCACCTGCAAACGAGGAGTCGAAGAACTTGGTCTCGAGGCCGACGAAGCCACCCGTGCGCCCGTTGAGGACGGAGCGGACGGCGGAGGCGATGGAGGTACCGCGCCGTTTGGCCTGGTAGGCCCGGCGGTTTCCGGAGTAGGACCGGGACTTCATCCTGTAGAAGTTGGAGCCCTTAACGCTGGGGCGAGTGCCTCGGGTGCCTCGGTAGACCATGATGACGTCAGCGAGAGGAGTGATGACGTCACGTCGCGTTCTGGGGGGCGAGCGAGAATCGGTAGTTTCTTGCGAATGTGGCGGAGCAAGTGAACAGATGGTTAAAAGAAAGCGTGTTTTGGCCGGGTCGGGGGAACGGGGGACGCATCACCTACCTGATACTTACCAATGCCCGTCGTCCGTACCCGTCGCACCCATCGCGAAGCGAAGAAGTGGTGCTTTACGATCAACAACCCCGAGGAGGGGGATGAGATCTCGTTCGATGCGGGAACGATGAAGTACCTGGTGTACCAGCTGGAGGAGGGCGAGGAGGAGACGCCTCACTACCAGGGATTCATCTGGATGAAGAAGCGGAGGTCGCTCCTGCAGATGAAGGCGCTGAACGCGCGTGCCCACTGGGAGGTGGCCAAGGGCTCTGCCAAGCAGAACCGGCACTACTGCATGAAGCCCGTGCCTGGGTGTGAGTGCGCGAAGTGCGCCGAGGCGGTGCAGCTCGGCCAGCCGAAGGAGTTCGGCTCGATGGACGCGGAGGACGCGGGTGCTCTGATGGCGCAGCTGATTCAGTTCGCCAAGGATGGGCTCACGTTCAACGCTGCGTGCGACCTGGAGCCGCGGATTGCCGCGCATGGGAGGGCGTGGAAGAACTACGTCGAGTCGCTCAACGCAGTCCGTGGGAACCAGTACCGACCGATCACCGTGGAAGTCTACATCGGTGAGCCTGGGTGCGGGAAGACCCGGCATGCGGTCGAGGATGCGGGGGGATATGGCAAGTGCTACATCCTCACGAAGCTCAACAAGGGAGCCACGTGGTTCGACGGTTACGAGGGGCAAGAGACCCTTGTGATCGATGACTTCGACTCTCAGTGGTCGATCCCGTACCGTGGGTTGCTGCGGCTGCTTGATGTGCACCCGGTTAGGCTGCCCGTGAAGGGGGCCTTCACGTACGCGCTCTTCAAGCGCGTTGTGATCACTACGAACGAACCCGTTCGCGAGTGGTACCGGGAGAGGCGCGAGATCGCGGCGCTGGAGAGGCGTATCTCCCGGGTGGTCCAATTTCCCCTGGCGGGGTTGGACCAGTGGCTTGTGGGAGGGGGAGGAGGAGGGGGAATTGGTGGTCCCCCAATTCCCCAAGCGGGGGGTAATACTGAGCCGATTTCATCGGCCCCCCGCTTTTGCCACCGGTCTTCGACCGGCGTGATGTCGGAGTCTGCGTCAACTCCTCTCCTTCCTCTCGCGGATGTCATCGAGAGCATCTCCTCCGATGACGCCACGGAGCCGATTCGGATGTCGGTGTCGGGCTTCGGGTCCGGTGGTGAGCGTCAGCGCGGAAGCAGTGGGCACGCGGGTCTCCGTCGGGGAAACGCCTTCATCCTCGGTGAATGCGAGGCTTCAGGCTCTGGAGGCAGCGATGGCGATGATGAGTCTTC